TGCTCATGATGCTCAAAGTGATTTATTTAAATATTTGAAAGATAAAAAATCTGCAAATTTAACGACATCTCAATCTAAAACATATAATCAAGCATTAAAAGCACGAAATCAAATTAATAGTTCTATTTATCATGCATTGGACCAATATCCAGAAAGTGAATTAAATAAAACATATTCAAATTTGAGTAAAGGATTTAAAAGAGATGTTATACCTTACCGAGATAAAAATATTATTCAATATCAAAGTGGAAAAATATCCGGTAACAAATTGATAAAAAGATTATTAAATAATGATGAATTTATGACCAAAGAATCTTCAAAATATCCAGAATTAAAATTACATGAACTAATTAATAATCCTATTGGTAAATGGATAGCCGGTGGATCTGCTGGCGGAATAGCAGCAGGATTAGGTTTAAAAGCTACTTCCGGTTATGGTAATGTACAGAATAATTATTATCAAAAATAATTAAATTAAGAGGGCAATGGAATGCCAATTGATCCAAATTTATTGATTGCTGCGGCAGTCTTACAAGATTACTTCGTAGATAAAGACACTGGCCTTCCTTTGGCTGCTGGTGTGGTTACCTGCTATCAGGATAATTCGCGAACTACTTTAAAAAACTGGTATTACCAATCTGGTACCCCAGGTAACTACACCTATATTACCCTACCTAATCCCCTAACCTTATCAGGTGTTGGAACAATTCAGGATGGTAATGGGAATGACGTGATTCCCTTCTTCTATGCCTATGATGAAACCAGTACTGTTCCAATTCTACAACCCTATTATATTACGGTAGATGATGCGGACGGAGAGAGACAATTTACACGGGAAAACTTTCCATTTGTGCCAAATAACCCAACTCCTTCTAATTCGGTTGCTTCTAACCAAAATTTAATTACTAACAGTGTTTTTTGGAGAAATGCAGGTTCGATTGATGTTTCGATACCTGGTTCAATAATTGAAATAAATGGTGATACAATTTATTACGATGTTATAGCTCCATCTCAACATGATGGATTTATAATGCAAGATATTGGATTTTTTAAAAATGAAACTGATGCGACAGATCAAATTAATTTTTATAAATTTGTGCCCCCTGCATCAAATCCTACATTTCCTAATCAAGTTCTTCAGAATGATGTCACACCTGAATTTTATTTGAACATCGAGTGTAGTGGAGCAGGAACAGAAACTCAAAAATATGTTCAGATACCATTACAGCTTCATGTAAAGTCATTATCTGGTTATACTGATGGCACCCTTACTATTCAGGCAATGTCAGTTCCTGGTAATCCTAATGGACGTATAACAGTTGGGATATTTCAATTTTTAGGTACTGGAGTATTATCTCCTCCTATTGTTCCTCAACAAACACTTACATTAGGTAATTCATGGCAAAAATATGAGATAAATATTCCTATTCCTTCTGCTGCAAATTTAACATTAGGCGAAGGTGGAGATGATGCACTTTATTTGATAATCGGGTATCCAACCGCATCAATTTTTAATATTAATATTGCAAAACCATCATTTTATTTAAGTGATGAAGTCCCAACAAATGATTGGGAAACCTACGATCATGTGAATTCTATTATCAGCTCACCTCGCACAGGAGATGTTAGAACAACCATAAATTCATTCTATAATTTTGGCTGGGTGGAAATGAATGATGGTCAAATAGGAAGTCCTACATCTAATTCTAATACGCGTGCTAATACTGATACATGGTTGCTATTCAACAATATTTGGAATATTGGAAAATCTTATGATAGCGGTGCAAATTTCAATCCTATAGCGCAAATGTATTCAAGCGCAGGCGCTGCAACAAATTATTCATCAACAGCAATTGGAGATTTTACTTTAAATAAACAATTATCTTTAACAAAAATGTTAGGAAGAGTGATATTAGGTACTTCTCCTATTTCTGTCATGTTACCTTTTCAAAAAAATACTTTTACTGCATCAAGTGATGGATTTGGTAATTTAATAATTACACCTAGCAGTTTCTTTTATGGTTTTAATGGAATGCCAATTGTATTTACTAATAGCGGAGGCGCTTTGCCTGGTGGATTAGTTTCAAATGCAGTTTATTATATCGCATCTTATAATAGTGGTATTAATTTTGCAGTTTCAACAACATTTCAAAATGCATTAGATTATATTGTTCTTACATTTGGAAACGCAGGATCAGGTACAAATACAGTCATTGCATCACCTACTGGAACATTAGAAGGTGAATATGGACATAATCTTTTATTAGATGAAATGGCAAATCATACACATGATTCACCTGGACAACCTTTTATTATTGGTGGGGGTGCAGCTGTTTATCAAGGTGCTGCTAATTCTGGTCAAACTGCTGGTCAGACAGGAACCATTACAGGATATACAGGACAATTACCATTTAATATTACTCAACCAGGAACTTTTTATAACATTTTTATGAAGCTTTAATTATTTTAAAAGGATTTAAAATATGGCTGATTTACTTCAATTTGGACGGGATGTCCAAGGTTACAATGCTTATGCGCCTGCCACTGCAAATTTTAAATATTCTGCCGCCTTACTTTCTGCTGGACATGACTCTATTACTGTTCCTAGTGAATACACCAACTGGATAGTATCTTTTTCATATGAACCAGGAGCTATCATCTGGGTTTCAATTGATGGAACAGCCGCAGCACCAGTCGGTAATACTTTTGCTGCAACTGATTCTGAATTATTGCCTGCACAAAGAACAGTTAAAAGCGGACAAGTAATTGATATTTATAACCACGGATCAAACATCGCTGATGTTGGAGTAAGTCTTTATGCTATCTCGTAATGATCAACCTAATATTCAAAATTTTAATTTTGGTGTAGATAGTGTTTTTTTTGCCAAAAGTACTTTATTTAATTTTGTTCCTCCTCCTGAATCAGATTTTGTATTGCTGGATGGTACAAATTTTTTACTTTTAGATGGAACTGATTTTCAATTACTAGGAAATTGATATGTCAAAAAATATTAAGCAGATTTATGATACAAATCCTATTACTTCTAATACTAATAATGATTTAATTTATTTTGGCCAATCTCCGTATGGTATCGGAGATGATGCTGCTATGTTATTTTCTAATTTTTCAGCACAATTTTCAACATCATCTTTAACGGATGCTCATATTTTTGTTGGAAATGCATCTAATATAGCAACTGATTTACCAGTTAGTGGAGATATTACTTTAATAAATACTGGTAATATGTCTATTAACAATGGTGTTGTTAGTTTTAATAAAATTCAGAATTTACCAGCTTTTAGTGTGTTGGGAAGACCACAAAATTCTCCTGGTGTCACTAGTAATATTTCATCTTTTTTCGATGGGGAAATATTAAGAAATAATAGCGGAAGTTTGGCATTTGGTTCTATTGATATCAGCAATACTACTACAGTTGGATCAAGTATTTTAAAAATATTAAATGGTGGAACTAATTCAAGTTCACAAATTACTAATGGGATTAATTATTATGATGGAACTAGCATAACATCTAGTTCATATTTTTCATGGGATGGAAGTAATTTAACTGCTCAATCTAACACAAATATTGCTGCCTTTTCTTTAATTAATTTAACAACTGGATCATCTAATTTTTCACTATTTCATATAGTTAGGGGTGATCAAACCAATGGACAAGCATGTGTACAACTTGATACTACAATTGGAAGTGGAAAATGGATTTACGGAATGTTCCAAGGAAGTGCATCGTTATCTAGTGATGCTGATGATTTATTATTTAGAAGTTTTAATTCTGGTGGAAATACAGTTTTAGGACTGGGTTACTCTACTTATGATATTACAATTCCAAATGGAAATTTATTAATTACTAATGTAGCTAAAACAATAAATATTTCTAGTTTAGCAGCATCTTGGCCAGTCGTTACTAATGGTTCTAAAAATTTAGTCTCATCAAATACAGCATCATCTTACGCTTTTGGAACAACTAATCCATCACTAGATACAAATGCTGATACCGGAATAAATTTAATTAGTAGTACTGCTAATAAGGCAGCACAACTTAATGTAGGCGATTCAGGTTTAACTGCTACTTTTTCTATTTTTTCTGGAAGATCATCAGATTTAAATACCTCGCTTGTTTGGACATCTGGCACTAATTTAAAATTTGCTACTCAAACGTCTGGTCAAGTAGCTAATAGTGGTTATACTCAAATAGCAAATTTTGATGGAAGTGGAAATTTTACTTTTGGAAATCCTGCAGGAAATCCTACAACTGCCGCACGAGTTAATATTAATTCTTCTACTCAAACTATTTCTAGAATTACATTTAGTGGTCAAGAATTTCTTCAAGCCGCAACTACTTCTAATGATGGTATTGCATTAATATTAGGTATTAATAGAACAAATAACAAGCAATTATGGATAGGTGATTCTACTAGATTAGCTTCAAGTTCTTCAAATCCAGTCATTCGTTTCTTAATTTTACCTAATGCGACTAGTGTAGTTATAGATTCTCAATCTACTAATGGAACTCAATTACCTATTACCTTTGGATCAAGCGGTGCTACTACCACTATTTCTGCTTCTACTCTTAATCTATCTGGTAGTAGTGTATCAGTTAATAATTCTAATTTTAGTGTTAGCAGATCAGTCGCAGGCGATGTAATAAGTTCAGTTATAAATACTAATGCAGGAAGCACATCAAATGCTGTATTTCAGTCTACAACTCAAGGAGCATCCGGAGGCGATCCAAAATGTATATTTACTATATCAGGAGTTCAAAGTTGGGTTTGTGGAATAGATAATAGTGTTAATGATCAATTTATAATTGGTTCTAGTACTGATCCTGGATCATCAGATAAATTAATTATAACAACTGGAGGAGATATTACGAATGCTTCAGGCGACCAAATAATTAATACTGCTGGTAAAACTTTAAAAGTAAAACAAGGCTCTAATGCATGTGCCGGAACAGGTGCTGTTTTAGTGGGTGGAACTGTTACTGTCAATACAACGGCTGTTGCAACTGGAGATATTATATTATTAAATTGCACTACTTCAGGTGGAACTCAAGGTATCATTACAACTTCAATTGTAAATGGAACTTCATTTACTTTAACTTCATCTCAAATATTAGATACTTCAACTTATTCTTGGTGGATTTTAAAAGCAGCTTAAAAGGAATTTTTTTATGTCTAATCCGGTTGTAAATATTTATGGAAGCGCATTTATATATTATACGTGCGATAGAGACCCAACAAATAATGAACCTATGGTTTATAATGGATATTCAAATCTTTTATTATTTTGGTGGAATACTGTTAATAATAAACTTTTCTGGTGTATAGATACTACTTCTAATTCAATGGTATGGATAAATCAAATTAATTCTAATAATTTATCATCTTCTTTATCTGCGCTTGGTATTGTTTCTCCTCCAACACCTATAGGAACAGATAACCAAATAATTGTGACACCAGGGACAGGAACTTATACTTTTTCTACCCCTCAAAATATTAATAGTGGTGCATCTCCGCAATTTAATGGTTTAAATTTATCTGGATTAACTGCCTCAAACTTCGTTACCACAGATAATTCTAAAAATTTAATTAGCCAGAGTACCTCTCAAGTTAAAAATATATTAGGACTTAATATAAATACAATCAGATCATATACAACTCTTTCTAACCCTGCATTCGCAACTAATTATACTCCTAGCACTACTAATGATACCTTTGTTGTAGCCAATATCAGTCAAACAAGTGTTCTATTAGGAAGTGCTTCGGTTAATGCCACTATCGGCGGTGTTACAATTTCTAATGCAAGTTTAGGGGGGGTTGCAGCCACCCAGACTAATTCGTTATCATTTATCGTTCCGGCCAATTCTGCTTATCAATTAACTCAGAGTTCAAGCGGGATAGGTGCTTCAAATAGTATTTTATCAATTAGGGAATTATCTTTATAAGGAGTAAAAATGAAATCATTTAAAATATTAGAAAAAGATGCTCAATTTTTATGGGGTCTTTTATTAGAATTTCCGGCAAAGCATCAAGGTATTATTGAGAAATGTATTGAAATTTTAAAGGGATTAGAGGAAATAAAAGAAGAAATTAAGAAAGAAGATTAATTTTTATAATTGCCTATTAAAAAGGATTTTTTATGGCATCTGAAAAAATAACTGCTTTACCAACCGTTGCAAATGCATTAGCAGCAGATATTATTTACGCTGTTCAGGGAGGGGTTTCAGTACAAGAAACCCTTCAACAAGTATTAAATTTAGGATTGTCAAATACCATTCTTAATTTCAATGCAAATCCCAACGGTAGCGTGGCTGGTAAGACATTTCAGCTTTGTTGGGATACAGTTAATCATGCGCTATATGTTTGTACCACCACTGGTTCGGCATCCACTACCGTTTGGATAGAAGTAACCACTGGAGTAACATTAACGGGTCAAACAGGAACTGGCGCATTTGTTGGAAGCAATACTCCAACCATTACCAATCCTATTTTAAATGACCCGACTTTAACAAATGCTAGTTCAACCACAGAACTTAAATTTACCAATACTACTCTCGGCGTTTCTGGTACTACTACCAATAACAATGCGGCTGCAGGTATTACGGGAGAGTTTAAAAGTAGTGTGGTTTTAGCGGCTTCGCCAGTAGCATTAGCAGATAATATTGCGGCTAATGTGACATCTATTTCTTTGACTGCGGGGGATTGGGATGTTTGGGGTAATATTAGATTGAATGGATCAACATTTAATATGGATGGAGCTGGGGTTTGGTCTTCAACGGTTTCTGCGGTTCAACCCACTACTGAAAAGGTTAATGCATTTGATGTGGATGTGGGGAATGAATTAGAAGCATGGGGTTCATCAATTCCTTATCAAAGAATTAGCATTTCTTCAACTACTACTGTTTATTTAAGTGTTCAATGTGGTTTTTCAACTGGGACAGTTTCCGCTTCAGGTCAAATATTTGCAAGACGTGCTAGGTAATAAAATGGGGGCTTCCTGCCCCCTTATCATTTGGTTGGAAAGGTAAATGATTTTTTTTAGGAATTAAAACGTAATATGAGAATCGACAAATGGTTCATCTTTTTTAATTTCTGCTGTACTACCATTAGGCAATAAATATTCTTCTATGACATTCTTAGGTTTATATTTTCCATCATTATCAAATTGAATAGATAATTTACATCTACCAGTTGCTCCGATAATGCTAGTTGGGTCAACATTACCTGTCATAGCCATTTGATCATGTCCTATTGCATATAAAAATTTATGTATTTTATTGTTATCATTTAACATGTAATCATATACTTTTATTGGATTATCTTCTTTATTAGTAGAAAATACTTCTAATCTAACTTCTAGCATTGGTTTATTTGTGTTTTTTGATATTTTTTCATTTATATCATTTACTTCAAAATGATATTCTCCTTCATCAAATAAAAACATTGGTTTAAAAGCTTGTTCTTTCGTTTTAGGGGTAATCTGAAACATATTAAACTCCTATTTAATTTCTATCCTACTTGCTCTGGTTAATTGAACGCCTGGCACAAATATATTATTTTTTAAGTCATCCGATATTTTCCTTTTATCTATATTTTTAATGGTTTTTTCACAAAAATAATGCTCCGGTATTAAGTTTTCATCTTCTATTTTAACTGAAGGCGGATTTAATTTTAATTTAATATCAAAGTATGGTGATTTTATTTCGTTTATGTGACAACTTTCTAAATTGTATTTTAGATACTGTTTTAAAGATTCAACTTTTTTCATTATCTTTGATTGCCTATCTTGCATTGATTTTACAGCATCATCAATTGCATTTATCTCAGCTTCAAAGTTTTTAATTAGATAACCAATATTAATTGATTTATTATTAATGTCATCTTCAATTGATTCTAAAGTAAATAATTGCTCCTCCGAGATTTCATCGGAGGAATTAATGTCTTCTTCAACACTTAAATATTGGTTTTTTAATGAATATAATTTACTCATTGATAGATACCTCATTTAAATCTTTTTCTAATAACTCTTTTTTCTTATCATCTTTTTTATTAATAAGAGACTTAAATAATTCAGGATTATTTCTAAAGTCTTTTGATTTAATTTGCATAAAGCAAGTTTGTAACTGGTCTATTGTTTCGCAATCATCAATGGCTTGATCAAATATTTCAAATTCTTTTTTAATTTCTTCTATGTCCTCTTCAATTTTTAATATGTTTAATTTTTTTGAGTCCTTTGGCATGTCCTCTATTTCACTTTCGTCCAACATACCTAGCCCACAGATAGAAAGTGTTACTCGTCTTTTAGCTTGGGTTTCTGCCTTTTTCATAGCATTACCAATATCAATACCTTTTAATCCTTCAATATTAACAGCGGATGTTGAGCAATCCTCCCTACCGCTTGGTTTTCGCGCATATGCGCGAACTACATAAATTTTATTGTTTAATATTTCTGTTTCTAATTTATGAATGGATACATCATGCAGGTTTCTAATTTGCTCTGCACCATCCTTTGTCATATAAGGTATTTCTTTACCTTGAAATTTTAATAGTTGTATTGGCTTTGTTAATGGATTTAAACCTATGCTTCCACATAGGTTTTTAACATGTTGTACTTTTTCTATTGGGCTTAATCCTGCAAGATCATTTTGCAGGATAACTTTTTCTAATAAAGTGTCATTATCATTAATTAACTTTAAATTTGATAAACTCATATCTTTTCTCCTAAGCTGCTTGAATTTTTTCTTCAAAAATGAAATCTTCTAAAGCATTGTCTAATAAAATAACAATGTTGTGATGAAGGTAATTTCTAATACCGCTTTTAACATTATCTAAGAACAAATTTTCATTGCATTTGTCTGAACTGTTTTTAAGATAATTTATAAGGGCTGGCAAAATATTTGAATCAAAAGAATTATTATCTGATCCTAATATTTCATTTCCAAAAGTCAAATCGTTATTAATAATTAATGAACAAAATTTGTCTAAATCGTCATTTGGAATGTCATTAATATTGATAGTTTTATCTTTATGATAAAAAATTACCAAATCGTAAGCATAGTTTCTTAGTTCTTTATTAATTGATTTCATAGAATTCACCTCCTGTGAATTGGCACCATGTGTTGTTATCGTGTTCTAAATAACACATAGGACAAAAAATAAGTTCTTGACTTGATTTTACAATATTTATTAATATTGCGTTACTTGCAATTTTATGCATATATACTATCTCCATAGTAATGTTAATAATTTGTAAGTAGTCTGGAGTTATTCAAGTAGCTCCAGACACTATTTAAGTTACATCATTATGGTACCATAGCATTATCGTTTGTCAACAATTTTTTTGAATTATTTTTATGATTTATTATTAATGCTATTATTATTTCATTCATTGATTTTTCTACATCTGTCGATAAATTTCTTAAATATCTCCAGTGTTCCTCTGGCAATCTTATATTCATTGCTTTTATTTTCATAATTTTTCCTTTTTATTAGATTTGTATACTTCAATAACTTATGATATGTTCTTAATGCTATAGTATCAATTTAAAGTGATAGTGAAAAGGATTATTTATGGAAAAAGATAGGATATATGCTGCAATTAAAAGATTGATATTCAAGTATAATTATTTTTTAGAGGAGAAAGATTATGAATTAATGATTAAAGAATTAGCAAATATTTTAAAAATTTAATACAAAGGGAGGCGAACCCCTTTGTATCATTATTCATTCCAATATGAGGGCAAGTATAAGGCATTATTTTTAAAATGCAATATTTGCTTATAAGGATTTTTTATGTGTTTATTTATCCTATTTACTTTTTTTTCTTTATCAATTCTTATCGATAGTTCAATTAATAATTTTTTTAAATAAGGAAGTTTTATGCATAGCTTTGAAGAAGCGCGTTCTATTTTATCAAATCGAGTTTTAGAAATTGTTTCATATTTGTTCCCAAATGGTAAAAAAATTGGTCAGGAGTGGTGTGTAGGAAGCATAAATGGGGAAGCTGGTGAATCTTTAAAAATTAGATTATCTGGTCAAAAGTCTGGCATATGGAGCGACTTTAATGGTGGAAAAGGAGGAGATCTGATCGATTTATGGTCAAAAAAAAATGGTATAAGCCTATCAGAAGCATTGAAGGAAATTAATGAATATTTGGGAAATAAGTCTTTTAATTCAAAAATTACTATTAATAATCCTTCTTCTAAATCCACTAAATATACTCTTCCATCTCCTAAAAATTTAGTTGAATTATCAAATAATTCACCTATTAAGAATTACTTAATAACTGAAAGATGTTTAATAGATGAAATAATAAACAAATTTAAAATATCAGAACGTGGAAATGATATTGTTTTTCCATTCTTTGAAGATGATGTTTTAACTCATATTAAATACTTGTCCATTCATCGTCATGGAGAAAATAAAAAGAAAATCATTTCTTCCTCACCAAATTCCAAACCTATTTTATTCGGATGGCAGACCATTCCTAGTGAAGCGACTTCTATCATTATTTGCGAAGGTGAAATAGATGCAATGAGTTTATGTCAATATGGCCTACACGCATTATCTGTTCCAACTGGAGCTGGTAAAGGGGCTAAACAGAATTGGTTTGAACATGAAAAAGAAAGATTGGAAAAATATGAAACTATTTATTTATGCTTTGATCCTGATGAACCGGGCCAGCAATCAATTGATGCTATAGCTAATCTTTGCGGCAAGAATCGCTGTAAAGTGGTCATCCTTCCGCACAAAGACCCTAACGAATGTCTTCAGAATGGTATAACCATTGAACAAATGTATGAATATTTGCAGAAAGCTAAATATTATGAGGAGTCGGAAGACAAAAATAATGATCCAGTTAATTCATCAATTAATAATAATCGAGAAATAATTGTAGAAAATTTATCAGACATTATTCATTTAGTTAAACCAATTAATTGGCTTTGGAAAGATAAAGTTGCTTACTCAATGGTTACTTTATTCGCTGGCCAGCCTGGACTTGGTAAGTCTCAACTATTACTTCATATTGCATCAATTGTTAGTAGTGGAGGTAAATTTCATTTTGAAGAGAGTAATACTGATAAAAATAGAGTTCTGCTCATATCAGGTGAAGATAGTAAAGAACATACATTAATACCAAGATTAATTGCTTCTGGCGCTAACAAAGAAAATATCGACATCCTAAATGGTATAAAAACCATTGGTAGAAGTGGAAGAATATTTTACGACTATTTGTCTATTGTTGATGATGTTGATTCATTTGAAGAATTGATAATAAAAAATAATTATAAATTGATTATTTTTGACCCAATTTCACTTTACATTGGTTCGGCAGATGACAGTAAAAGTAAAGATATTAGAAAGGTAATTGGTATTCTTCAACAATTAGCTGAGAAATTAAACTTAGCCATCATTTTAAATACTCATTTCTCAAAATCCTCAGGTCATGTTCAACGGTCAGCTATTGAAAGAGTTTTAGGTTCAATTAGTTATGTTGCTGCTTGCAGAACTGTTATGGGTATTTTTAGGGACAAAGATAATCATAGTAGAGTTTTATTTCTTCCTATCAAAAATAATGTTGGTTCAGATCGTGGTGGATTTGTTTATGAGATTGAACAATTTAATTTCATTAATCAACAAAACGGTGAAACCATTAATACTAGTCGCATCAAATGGCTTAATGAAAAAATAGATACTTTAGCTGATGAAGCATTGAATAGTTCGCCTAAAGAATCTCCTAGATATGATGAGGCATCAGAATTTTTAGCTCAACTTTTATCTGATGGAGAAAAGAGTTATAGGGAAATTAGACAAAAATTCATTGAATATGGTTTTGGGATAAAAACTCTTTATAAAGCACGAGATCAATTAAAAATTCGCATAAGAGAATGTGAAAAAAATAAAAGAGACACATATTGGTCAATTATTAAACACTAAAGTTTGCTGCTGATGGTGGAGACTGAGAGACTAAGAGACTGAGATTTTATGTTATTGATTATTATATAAAATTCTCAGTCTCTATATGGAGACTGAGATTATATATTAAATTACTTTTTCAGTCTCTCAGTCTCTCTTCAGTCTCTCTAAATTGGTGATAGTGAGAGACTGATATTTTATTATATTTATTATATACTTATAATATATATTTATTCTCAGTCTCTCAGTCTCTCAATTTTCACTAAAGTAGAGACTAATACCTTATTGTTTCACAATTATACAGTAAATATGACTATTTATTATTCATAAATGGTTAAATTGCTCAGTCCCAACCAATTAATAAATAATTTAACTGTTTCACAATTGATAAAAGGATGAAATATGATGGAGACTGAGATTTTTTTGGATAAAATTAAGAAAGTTTTTGTCGAAGCGGAAGAATATGAAACATATATAAAGAGGGACAGAGAAAAACTGTTTCATAATTTGTCAAAATTTAATTACCACCCAGCAAAAAAATTGTTTTTGGGCGACAGGGTTCAGGTTCTGCGAGTTTTGGTGTTTCATAATTATACAATTAAGATGAAGGAATTAGGTTATAGAACTTATATTCGGCGAGTAGAAGAATATTTAGACAAATTACTTATTAAGTTTAATTATGATTTGGAAGGTGCAATTGATTGGATGCACAGAAAAAACCATAGGAAAAACCATGGAAATGCAGTAAAAACTGAGGAAAAACCGCGTCCAAGCGGAAAAACTGAGGAAATCATTTAAAAATTTTAACTTTGTACAAAATTTGATATAATTTTGTTCTACATGGAACATTTTTTAATTGTCAAGGATGATGGTTATGAACAGTGCAGCGGATGCGTTTGAATGTAAAATTTATAACATTTCTTACCGAACAACTTATCGTGGTGCATCATCGGTAATTAAAAAAATCCCCAGCGAGACTGAAGATCAAATTGAATTGGTAAAGTGGATGGAGAAAAAAGGTCTTAAATTTTATGCTGTACCTAACGGCGGTTATCGTAGAATCTCTGAGGCCGTCAGATTTAAGCATAGCGGCGTTAAAGCTGGGGTCCCTGATCTATGTATACCTTTTCCTTCAGGACCTTACCATGGTCTTTATATTGAGCTTAAAAGGGTTATTGGAGGGGAGGTTTCTGTCGTTCAGCAGGAGTGGGTAGATTATTTAAATTCTGTTGGATATTATGCGGCGATTTGCCGGGGATTTGAAGAAGCCAAAAGAACAGTAGAATATTATTTATCACTTAATGATGATAAAATTGCTTAATTTTTAATGGATTTTATTTATGTTGGTTAGTAAGTGTTGCAAGGAAAGCGTTAGCGTTGAGTTTGATTGTTATTTATGTAATTCTTGCGGGAGGATATGTAATACATTAACACCTTGGGCGTTAGGAGTTGATAATGAATACACTTATGATACCTCAAGAATATGTTCAGAAACTTAAGCTTTCTCTTGTTAAGCATGAAGGATATTTAAATTATCCTTCACCTGATAACGGTTCAATTAAAATCGGCATAGGATATAACTTAACTGAGCGCGGTATTTCTGATAATTGGATTCAGAACCAGTTTACTGAAGACTATTTATCTCACAATGAATCTCTTTTTAATCATACTAAATTTTATAAAAATCTAAACAATACGCGTAAGATTGTTTTAATTGAATTAGCTTTTATGGGTTATAAAATTTTTATTATTGAATTTAAAGAGATGTTTAATGATTTGGATGATAAAGATTATGATGGTGCCGCCCAGAAAATATTAGAAAGTTCATGGGCGACAAATCAAATGGATCGTGCTATTAGGTTATCTGAGAGTATGCGTACTGGGGTTTATTATATATAAAATTTCTAACTTCTTCGTATATAAAATTTGCTAATTCTACATTTTCTCCAAAATATTTTGATATTTTTTCGTTGTTTTCTTTTATTACACATATTTCATAATTTTTTTTACTATTATTGTATAAATCTCCGTAAAAACCAAATCTAATATATAATATTTTATTCATTTTTTATTCTCCTGAGTTGATGTTAAAAAATTAATTTATCTATGTAAGATAACATTCTAGTATTTCCTATTTTCATAATATTTACTCTGGTATTTTTGGGAAGTGAGACCAATGGGAAAATATTTCTATTGGCATTGGAAAATCATGATCAACATTAAAATATATAATATGGGATTCTGGAGAATATATGCAATTTTTACCATTAAATTCTATTCCCCATTTACCATAATTTTCTTGATATGTACCTATAATTATTGTTGAGAATCCCAAAGAAGTTTTTGGGCAATATAATAAAATTCTTAGATTGAGTGGCGGCAAAATATCTTTAATTTTTTCCCAATTCATATTATTTATTCTCCTTTAATTCATTTTTCAAATAGTTGTAATAGCATGAGAGCGCGCGTTTAAAGATGTATGAGTTGCTTTCATTTACTATTTCTTTTACGGCTTCTAAAATTCTTACATCTTCTTTGGATAAAGAGATGGTGGTTGATTGAGCTGTGTATGACATATTTACCTCTTATTGTTTTGTAGTATTAGATAAGTTTGAAAATTGAAATAATGTTGATTCGTAAGTAGTGTTATCTTCATTAAAAACAATTATTGGTTTATTTAAGTTAATATTAAAAAATATATCTGATTTATGTTTATCTTTAATAGCTTGTTGTTCTTTGGTTAATTTCATTTTATTACTCCTAAAAATTTTTAATTAATGTAAGTTACAGATGCATAATAACTAAATAATAATAACATGTCAACAATATTTTATTATTATTTTAATATTAATTTAACTTTGTATTAGATAATGCTGTGAGATACAATATGTTATTGGATAATAATTTTACAAGGAATGAATATGATAGCGCTTAAAAAGGATGTATTGATTTGGTTATTTATATTTAATATTGTTGTTAATGTAATTACTTTATTTGCTTGTTATGAATCTTGTGTGTCTTCTTATACTTCTTCTCAATTATATGATCACTTGACATTTGTGGGATGTGAATGATTAAAAATCTTTATTAATTCATTGTTTAATGATACTTTTCTCTCTTTTATTTATATTTAAATAGAGGAGTAATAATGAAAAATTCTAAGTCTCAATTATGTCATATCAATGTTCCATTGAAATTATATGATCGTATTAAACGGATTGCTATTCGTGAAGATAAAAAGCTAAGTCAAGTGTTTGCAATTTATTTAGAGGAAGGATTACAAAATAATAATAAATTATCAGTGGTTAAGGTTGTTAAAAAGTCCTTAAAAAATAAAGATAAACTTGTATCTTCTAAAAAGAATAAGTGATACATTATTTCACTTTATTAATAAGATAAGGAGTAATGATGTTACATAAAAGTGATGATACAACATTAAAGATTAGTTTAACTAAAGATACATTTACCGAAATACAGATATTAGCAATTAGAAAAGGAGTACATCCTCGGGAAGCAATATCTGAGATATTAGATCAATATATAAACAAACGTAAAGATAAGATAACTAACGTTACTTAGTGTTACATACTCTTATATAGTGTTGTATACCATTGATTGGTGTTATAACACTATATAACATCATATATGCAATATAAATTGATAGAATGTTATTATCATTCCTTGAACAATGCTCATACCTGTGATTGTTTTTATTACAGTTGAGTTAATTAAGTCCTTTAACTCTACAATATCTTTCTTAGTAGCTAAATTTTCGGAACTTATTATCTGATTAAATGCTATTGATGTTGCTTTAGTAATAGCGTCTGCTTGTTTATCTGTAAAACCATTTTTCTTTAATTCGTTGGAATAAGAAAGAGTATCAAAGCTAATATTGGTTACTGACATTTAAATCATCCTTGATTAATTAAATAATTATTGAATGTTAACTTATATTTTATTAATATTAAATCTGAATATTTTTTTAACAAATGGAATTAATATGAGCAATCATAAGAAATGTTTAGGTTGTCATGGAAGTGGTAAAGTTCTAGGGCTTGGTAATATGCCAAGCGAATGCGAATTATGCGAAGGAAGCGGTAAAATATATGAGATTAAAGATGAAATTGAAGAGCTTAATATTCGTCACACTCAAAGTTATAATAATGCTATTGAAGAGATTAAAACACAGATACCAGATATATCTCATGAGAAAGCTCAGCAGATATTTGATGATGAATTAAGGAAAGTTAATAAGAAAGGGAGAAAATAATTATGGCTAATCCCGTTGGAAGACCTACCGATTATTATCCGGAGTTATGTAAAGAAGTTATTCCACTTTTAAAGAAAGGCGCATCTATTAAAGAAATTGGGTGGACGTTAGATGTTGGTTATTCAACAATATATGATTGGATGAATAAATATCCTGAATTTTCGGAGTCAATAAAAAAAGGTAGAGAGTTATCTGAAGGTTGGTGGGAACGACAAGGTCGTATTAATTTAAAGAAAAAAGACTTTGGTTCAACTCTTTGGTTCATGAATATGCGAAATCGCTTCGGTTGGAATAATAATCAAGATTTAGATGAAAACAAAGTTACTAAACATGAAGATGCATTGAAGGAACTAGAATAGTGTTTGAAATATATTTAGAAATAATTACAGGCATTGGTATTACTATTATAGTTTTTCTTTTATTTTTAATTTCTATAATATTGATAAAAGAGTTTAAGGATATTTAAATGGAATTATTTTTAGAAATATTCGCATATTTATGCCTATTTTTATTTTTATCTTTAATAATCATTGGCTGTATTTATTATATTATTTGCTTTGTTTTATCTTCATTAGAAGTTTTAAAGGATTATAAAAAATGAACTTAGTAGAAATAGTAAGTGGTAGTTCTCCGATGGATAGAATCAGACGTTCTATCTGGAATACTCAATTCTTAACAATTCCAATGGATAAAACTGATTCTTTATACTTTTGTGATAAGTATAATTTAGATGGGTGCGTTAAATATATTCCTCTCATAAATGATCTTGTGGCTAATGACTGGATTAAATTTTAATAAGGTATATTAAGGAATATAAATGCCATATTGGATATCTGTTAATAATAGGTTACCATCCTCCGAAACGCCAGTTTTAACTTACAGTCCTGATTTTGATGGTATGTATTTAATAGATGAAATTTGGGATGATGAATGGATGGAAAATAGATTAATGAAAATAAAACCAACACATTGGATGGAATTGCCTCAGCCACCGATAATAAAATTATAGATAATAATAAAGAGAGTAATTAAATGAAAAAAAATGATAAAGAAATTAAAGTAAATTATAATAGTAAGCTTATAGAAACTTCAAACAAATTTCTTATTAAAAAATTATCCATTTTTGAATCAATGCATACTGGACAATTAATAGATATAACTTTAAGTGCTCATCTCTCTTCATGTTTTACTATGATGACTTATATTGCGGAATCATCAGATAATAAAACTATTTTAGTTGAGGTAAATAAATTTATTAGAAAAATGGAAGATATATTGCCTGCCATTATTCCATTTGGCAAAGTAGAAGTATCAAAATAATTATAAGGATAATCAATGAAATTTATTATATATGTAATAATAGTAACAATTATTAATTTTTTTATCTTTCATCCTTATATCCATGCTATAAATTTAAAAAATGCGTTAGTTATGATTTACGCCAGTGGATCATCTGCTTTCTTATTGTTTACTATATTTGATGATATTTTAAGGTTATTAAATGAATAAATTATTAAATAAAATATTAATTAAATTAAAGTGTAAAATAGGTAATCATGAATTTTATAAAGGTTATACTTCATCATCCTCAGAACGATATATATGTAAAAATTGTAGGTATATTTTATAAAAATTGAAGACATTCTTAAAGACCCTAAAAAGTATCATGATAATTTTAGAATTAAAAGACCATAATGATAATAACTGAAAAACAATTAATTATGCTTTATGAAATGGGAGTTTTTTTAGCAACATTAAATATGCATGGAAATGCTTGGAATCCTCCTTTTAGTAAAGAGACGATGGTTAAATTAGTAAATGAAATTTATAATCAACAATCAAATAAATTAATCGAGGTTAATGATGGAATTAATAACTAATTGGCCGCAAGCTACAGTATTATGCATTTTATTTATATGTATAGCATCTGTTTTTTCAATATTAATAATAATGACATATAAATAATGGAGACTAAAGAATGTCTTGTATATCAGAAATTTTAAAGTTAAAAGGCGATAAAGAATATTTAATGATAAGTGAATCATGCATGGCAGAAGATGGTGGAATATATAAAGATTATGAGTATTTAATTACATTTAATGATAGGGGCTTTAGATGCGGTTATGTTACCATTAATAACGATCATAAAGTATATAACTATAATGATTATGATAGTCTTGATCTTTATGTTCACGGTGGGGTTACTTTTTTTGATAAGTCTGATTTCATATTAGAACCATCTTTAATAAAAACATCATGTGTCGATAAATGGATTGGATTTGATGCAGATCATGCATATGATGGTAGGAATTTAGAATTAGCCAAAAAATACTTTAATATTAGTGATGTTGATAACACAGATGGATATAGATTTTTGTTAAATAGTATAAGAACGCTTCAACAAGTAAGATCACAAGTAAGATCAAAAGAATACATGATTGAACAATGCAAAGAATTAATAGATCAATTGGTGGAATTAAATAATGAGTAATTTTTATATTTGTAATTTACTAGCAGTATTATGGTTTATAGCTGGGGCAATAATTAATATTAATTTAATTAAAAAAAATCAATATTTTAATATCATATGTTGCCTATGGTTAATTAATGCAATGGTTCAAAATTTTTTAGGAAAATAAATAAATGAAAAAACACATTAAAGACATGACGAAACATGAGTTTTTTGAAAATAATTATAAATCACTTGTCAAAAAATTCTTTGAATTTCACAATTATGAGGAAAACACCCCTTCAGCACGTGTTGTTACTGATTTTATTAATCAAATAACTTATATTGTACTGATGTTTATTAGATCAACTTATGAATTGAATGGTGGTCTTAAATTATCGAATTTTGAAGATTTCAAAAATATTTTTGTAGAAGCAATAAAAGAATCATTAGATAAATCTGAGTTAAAAAGAATAAATTAATAATTAAATAAGGAAGTTTCTTCATGGATGAGGTAGAGCGAAAGATACGCCTGCGTCTTAAAAATGACTTTATTCATTATGCTTCTAAATGTCTTAAAATTAGGACGGAGTCATCAGGATTACAGCCATTTATATTAAATGATGCACAATTATATTTACATAGTAAGGTTGAGCATCAATTAGCAACTACAGGAAAAGTAAGAATAATAATAGATAAAGGTCGTCAAATGGGATTAACGACTTATGTCCAAGGTAGATATTTTAGAAATGTTACACATAACTCTGGTACTAGAGCATTTATTTTAACGCATGAAGATAAGGCTACGAATAACTTATTTAATATGGCAAAAAGATTTTATGAGAATTGTCCTAAAGTTATATGTCCAAGAATTAAAAAATCAAATTCTAAGGAATTAATATTTGAATCGATTGATTCTGGTTATCATATAGGAACAGCCGGAAATAAAGGAGTAGGAAGGTCAGACACTATTCAGTATTTTCACGGTTCAGAGGTATCAAGGTGGCCTAATACTTTAGATATAGCGCAAGGTGTCATGAGAACCATTCCTAATGTTCCAGGAACAGAAGTATTTTTAGAATCAACTGCTAATGGTCAAGGTAATTATTTTCATGAGCAATGGCAAAAAGCTGAAACTGGTGAATCTGAATATTTACCTATTTTTATTCCTTGGTATTGGAAGAAAGAAAATAGTTCAAAACTAAAAGAAGGATTTAGTTTAACTGATGAAGAAGAATATTTAAAACAAATATATCAATTAACCGATGAGCAAATATATTGGCGTCGTCTTACTATTGTTGAATTATCCATTGGTGGGGATAGCGGTGAAAAATCATTTAAGCGTGAATATCCTTTTACTGCTGCTGAATCATTTGAAAATACTGGCGAAGATACATTTATAATGCCTGATTTAGTGGTGTCATCACGAAAGTGTCCTAATGTTGATGGTGTAGGTCACTTACTTATTGGCTGCGATCCTGCTCGTTATGGAGACGATAGAACATCTATTATAAGAAGAAGAGGAAGAGAGGCTTATGGGCTACAAAGTTATGTTAAAAAAAGTACCATGGAAGTGGTTGGTTTACTCCATCGTATTATTGTTGATGAGTCTCCCAATAGGGTATTTATCGACATTGGGGGACTGGGTGCGGGAATTTACGATAGACTCGTTGAGCTCGGTTATCGTGATATTGTGGTTGCAGTTAATAGCGGAGAATCTCCGTTTGATGAAAAGAAATACTTAAATAAGCGAGCCGAAATGTGGGGATTAATGCGTGAATGGTTATCTAATTATCCATGCAAAATACCTGATTTAGATTCTCTACATTCTGATTTAACCAATATTAAATATACTTACAATAGTAATTCACGTCTGCAATTAGAAAAAAAGGAAACGATGAAAAAGCGTGGAATTAGATCGCCAGATGAAGCAGACGCTTTAGCATTAACATTTGCATTGCCGGAATCAGCTATCATTGAGACTAAGCGTAAATTAAACAATGAAGCAGGTAAGGTTATATGGGATTCCATGCGTAATTTAGATTCATTAAAGAGAAAATCTTATAGTAAATAAACAATTAATTACCTTTAACACTAGATAAAATTTTGCGCTATAATTGGCTATTACTAACCCAATTGACAAGGATGTCATATGGAAGTGGCAAAAAGCTCACAAGACCAACTCGGTCGTATTAAAAAAAATATCAAAGAATCTTATGATGCATTTAAAACTAATTATGATCGTTATAATGAGTTTCGTAAGTTTGTCTTTGAGACCTCTCTTAGCGCGGATGATATTTCTCTTTTAACCTCTCTATCAAAACCTCAGTTAGAATTTAATATTCAGGAAGCTTATATTTCTAGATTAATGGGAGAATTCTCAAAGCAAGAACCTGATGTTGCCGTTAATGCAGATGAGCATAATATGACTGATCCAATGACTATAAAAGTCACGGAACAACATATTCGTCATACATTAACCGATTCGGACAATTATTCTGTTCGTTATGAGATTTATAAAGAAATATTAAGTGGCGGCTTCAGTGTTGGTAAAGTTAAAACAGACTATCTAAATACAATGTCATTTAATCAAGGTATTTTCATTGAAAAGTGTTTTGATCCAACTCTGTGCGGATTTGATCAGTTAGCGAGACTTTCGCATAAAGGCGATGGTCGTTTTTGCTTTGAACTTTATCCTAAATCTAAAGAAGATTTTAAGAATGAATATCCAGACATCTCTATCCAAGGAATTTCATTTTCACGTGATTTTGAAGGGTTTAATTGGTCTTATTTAGCTGGTGAAACACCTATTCTTATTTGTGCTGATTATTATGAAAAGAAACATAAGAAAGTGAAATTAGTTCAGCTTTCAAATAAACAAGTAATGAAAGAAAAACAATATAAGGAAATGTTGGAAAAGTGGGATTCATTTGAAATGCCGCCTGTTGTGGTTAATAGCCGAATGACAACCATGGATGTGATTTGCCGATATAAGTTAATTGAAAGCCAAATATTGGAATATGAAGAAACAGATTTTACCATGTTGCCATTGGTTTTCTTTGATGGTAACTCAGTTCTTATTAAGACTAAAAACAATGGAAATGTTAAACAGGTTACTAGACCTTACTTATATCATGGTAAAGGAGCTCAGAGACTTAAAAACTTTGCTGGTATTACGCTCGCTAATGAAATTGAAAACATCGTTCAGCATAAGTTTATGGTGGCAAAGGAAGCTCTTCCTAAAGAAGAAGAATTTCTACAAGCTTATAAAGACATTCAAAAAGCATCCGTTCTGGTTTTCAATAATTCATATGAAGAAAATCCCGCAATGCAGATTCAAAACCCAATTAGGGAAATCGCTAAAGTACCATGCCCGCAAGAGGTAATTGCTGCCTTCACAGGTGCAGATCAATTGATGCAAGGTATTTTAGGATCATATGATGCGCAATTAGGAATTCAAAATAATCAATTGTCTGGCGTTGCGTTGGTTGAAGCAGCATCTCAGTCAAATGCAACAGCAATGCCTTATATTGTTGGTTACTTACAAGGAATGCAGCGCATTGCTCAAATATACTTAGATTTAATGCCGAAGTATTATGTAACACCTATGACAATCCCTATTAAAGATGAAGAAGGTAAAAAGTCATTTATTAAGATTAACCAACAAGGTGGAATGGATATGGATTTTGATCCAAATCCATTGAAAGTAACAGTTAAAGCAGGTGCATCATTCCAAGTTCAAAAATCACGTACTATTAACATGGTTAAAGAATTAATGGGGATGTCCCCGCTATTTGCACAGTTTATATCTGATAAGGGTATTAACTTCGTCTTAGATAATATGGAAGGTCGTGGTATTGAACAGCTAAAAGAAATGGTGGATGAATGGCAACGAGAAATGCAACAACAAAAACAAATGGCAATGCAGGCTCAACAGCAAGAAATGATGAATAATCCTCAAATGTTAAAAGCACAGAATGATCGTGCTAAGATTCAATTAGAAGCACAAAAATCCCAAACTCAAGCTCAAATTGATATGGCTAGAATGGAGCAGGATGAGAAAAAGCTATTATTGGATGCTAAACAAGCAAATGATGCTAATTTAGTTCAAATAATAAAATCAAATGCTGAGAGATATTCTAAGAATATTGACTTGCAATTAAAAGCAATTGATACTCGTCATAGGCATAGAAAAGAGAATATTGAGCTTTCACATAATATTCAAATGGATCATAAAAAGGAAAATAACAATGCAAAAGGTTCAACAAAAAGTACGGTGGAATGATTTATTTAATGCGACTCAGCATGAGTTAAAAAGCACTTATAAATTATCAGATCGAGAGCTTGAAAAGCAGGTAAGGGGTCATTTAGATGGGGCATCTTCTGAGGAAACTTGTGAAGTTTATAATACTGTTTATAATAAAAGGAGATAGTTATGCCGCTTAAAAAAGGTAAAAGTAAGAAAGTTATGTCTGAAAATATCAAAACTGAAATGAAAGCAGGTAAACCGCAGAAGCAAGCTGTTGCAATTGCTTATAGCGTGGCAAAAAAATCTAAAGGTAAAAAGAAAAAATGATCCATATTAGATGTAACAATGTTTTAAATTTTTTTGGTAAAAAAACTAATAGATTTATACTATCTTTAAATAATAAATCATTGCATATTGATTTTGATCAAGATAAAAATGTAAAAAAATATATTTCTGGATCAATTTCACACGAACAAACTATTTATCTTATTAATTTTTTAAATGAATCATTAAGAGAAGAAAATAATGAAACTGGACTTATCAGTCGTAAAAAATGAATCTGTTGTAAAGTTTGATAAATCATTAAAGGCTATTAAAAAGAATTTTGAGAATGACCTTTTTTTAGCTTTATCGTCTGCTAATAATTGTATGAATAAAGCATCTTCATTGGTTTAAAATATTTTGGGAGATTAATTTTGAAAAATAAAAAATTATCTAAAGTTGATATTGATATATTGAGAGCTATTAGTCTTTATAATAAATTACATCCTGGTAAAGATGTACCCAATGATGCTAATTTAATTAATGAATATATTAATAAAGTTTATGATATGAATTATTGGCCAGAAGACAAATAATAAGGAAAATTAATTATGTCAGAAAAATGGATAGCAAAAGCACTACCTAAAACTTCAAGAGGTAAATTGCATCGAGAGTTAAATGTACCAGAAGGTGAAAAAATTCCTGCTAAAAAAATGGCTAAAGCTGCTAAGTCTAAAAATCCTAAGATTAGGAAACAAGTCGCACTGGCGAAAACTTTGAAAAAGATAAATAAAAAATGATAAGGATAAATCATGAATAAACATGATAATCAAGATTCATTGAATTTAGTTATTTTTATGACAAGATTTGAAAAATTAGAAAAAAACTTTAATAGATTATGTCATGAATTTGAAACAACAAAAGAACAATTATATCAAGGTCTTGAAAAGTTATATGAGAAGATTGAAGAATTATAAATAAAAGTTAAATAGTTTACGGGGTACGCCAGTAAGTAATGATAAGCCTTAGTTAATTTTAACCGTTGTCTTGTGAAGATTTGGTGAGAGGTTAAAATGAAATAACTCCTAAATTGTGCCCCATCATTTACGGACATAGATAACGTGCAAGACGATCGCTTGCCGGAGTGAGTGGTTTCCTCTACAGCCGGTTCTATGTCCACCAGTTAGATAATAAGGTTAAAAAATGATCGAAGAATTAGATGAGAAATTAATACCTTATATACAATATCTTCCTAAAAGGTATCAAGAAGCAATTAAATTAAGATATGGCATAGGATGCGATAAACATTCATTTAGAAAAATAGGTGAAAAAATATTAAGTTTACAAACCGGTAAAGCTTTGTCTATCGAACGTGTTAGGCAAATGGTTTATAAATCTATTAGATGGTTAAATAATAAATATGAATTAAGAAATTTTATTCCTGATGATAGTCAATATCCAGTTGATAAATTTGATATAAGAAAAATGACAAAAAATTTTTTAAAAGGAAATAATGTTCATAGTTTATACGATTTGATTTATCTATATAAAAAATCAACTTTTAATAATTTAGAAGATTTTATTAGGTCTTTGAATAATATTGGGCCAAATCTTACTAAAGAAATAATGGAGTTTTTACATCATATAAAAATAAATATGGATGATTTAAAGTAAAATTATTTATAACGTTCATTATAGATAATATTAATATGTTACTAATTTATTAAAAATTAGTATTTGTTACGTAATATTACATAATACATAAAATTACATGTAGGAATATAAAAGTGGAACAAATAATAAATAATGAAGAATTAGATAAGTTTCGTGAAGAATGTATTGATTCTGTCATGAATAAAGAGCAATATTTATTATCATTAAAAATAAAATTATCTGATATTGGACCATGGTTTATGTGGGATAAAAATACTACGGGATAGAGAAGAGGTATCTCATATGTCTCATAACCCTCAGGTTGTTTGTTCAAATCCAACTACCGCTATCAATATACATTTTTAATTAATTCAGATATAATAAAACTGTAGTTACTCCTTGTTTTTTAAATTTAGTATTCCTATGCAACCTTTGTTAGTTCCTCGTACTAATAAAGGTTTTTTTATTTTCATTTATTAAAAAATAAAAAACCCGCCGAGGTGCGCATTGTTAAGAGGCGTGGCAGGTGTTGTTACTTACATTATACAATATGATCAATATTTTACCATTGTATTTTTTTAAAATATAGTATTAAATATAAACATCACTGATAAAAGGAGTTTGACCGTGAAAAATATGAAAGGATGCTATGGTAATAGCGGAAAGATGATTGATAATCAAAAAGGAAACGTCTCTCGCCAAGCTGGTATTGAGCGAGTTCTGCAAAAGGGAAATATGCAGGTAGGTCAAGGCGGTAAAATGTCTTCTGGTAAAAGTGGAGGCAGTTTTAAACGCTCAGGAGATTCATTAACACCACGTAAAGCTTAAATTTAAATTTAATTCATATAAAAAGGATTTTTTATGGGAATCATTCAATTTCCGCAAAAACTTGTTGGGGAAGAAGGTGTAATAGGTGCCATTAAATATATGGTAACTACTGATAATTTAGCAACTATTACAACTGCTGGTTATTTAAACAATATTGATTTATCAGTTTTTCCAATTTATGCATCAGATAGAATTAGTTGTTTATATTCATATAATGAACAAACAAAAAGTGGAATTCTTGCTGATTTTACTGTATCCATTACTAATGGAGTTATTATTTTAGTAATATTTGTAAATCCAGGAAATGTATTATTACCAGTGGTAAGTGGTAATTTTCCTTCATTTAATGGAACATCAGGACAAATTAAAGATTCTGGAATTTCTGCTTCAAATCCTTTGAAATCAAAGGTTGCTAGTATTAATAATACCACTACTGTTAATCATATAGCCACTTATACTGATGCAAATGGTACCATTGGAGAGGATCCTGTTACAGCTATAAATAGTGGAAGTATTCAGGCCGGCATGAGTGGAATTGCTGGATCATTGATTTCTTTTCCTACTGCTGCAAATACTGGTAGTATACAAATTATTCCTAATAGCAATTCAGGTAATTTTACAACTGTTATTACTAATCAAGCTATGGGTCAAACATCTACTATAGCAATGCCTGATCCAGGCGCAGCTTCAGCTAAATTTATTTTAGATAGTGCATCTAATCAAATGGTGGCAGGTTCTAGATTATTATTGGCAAAAGTAACAGGAACAGAAGCAGCAAATGCAATAACATTAAATGGACAAGCTGGTGTTATTACTACTTCTGCTTTAACTACTGCGGGAGGAGCTAGATATACATTTACTTGGACAAACTCTTTTATTAGTGCTAATTCTGTAGTTTTACTTTCCTGGATGAGAGGAACTAATTCTAAAGATAATATAACATTTACAGTGGAACCAACTGGCGGATCAGCTTCAGTAAATATATTCAATAATGGAGTTGATGCGTTAGATGGAACAATTATTATAGGATTTGCAATTTTTTAAATAAAATTCCCGGATTATCGGGAATTTTATTTTTATAATTCTATTATTTTCATATTTTCATAAAACCATTTATCCGTTTCAGCAATTGAATAATAAATGGTTCTTTTACCTTCAAATTTTATCCAAAGAGGAGGTAATTTATGATGTCTTTTTTTTTGAAACCACGATTGAGATTTTCCATATCTAACTGATGCTTGCTTCTCTGTTAAATAATTTGATTTATCCATAAATATTTTTATCCATAAAAAATAAATAATTTTCATTTTATCATAAATTGTATCATTTATTTTCATAAAATTTGAAATAATTAATTTTTGAATATAAATTAATCATGTGCACTAAAGGATTTAGTACACATTAAGCGTGACGGCGTTAATAGTCTGGTACTTGTACGTTAATCAAGGTCGCATCACACCGTGACGGGGATATAGTCAAAAAAAGGGATTTTATTATGACCGAAATGGCTAATGGATTAGGCCAAGATAATGGTAGTTTAAATGTTCAAAATGTTCCATCTAATCCGAGTATCGCGCAGGATGCGCCGCAACCGGCAATGGATGAACGAGTTTTTAAGCAGTCTGAAGTTAATGACATTGTAAGACGTGCTAAAAATGATGCTGTTGAAACTTTTAAGAGACTACAGGTTGAACAACCTCAATATGCTCAACAAAAGTATGCTGATACTCCTCAGTATCAACCGTCACAAAGTACCTCTGGCGAAGATCATTACAGAAAGATTGCCGCAGAAGAAGCTAAGCGTCATTTTGAATCAGTAAAGCAGGATGCTTTGCGCCAAAATCAAGATGAAATGGCCAAACGGACGGTGCAGAACTTCTTTTCAAAAACATCAAAAGGACGTGAAAAATACCAAGATTTTGACCAGGTCACGGGAGATGTTGATTTAGGAAGATTCCCAAATGTGGTTCAGCTTTTAGGGGACATCCTAGAAAATTCTGAAGATGTTTTTTATGAATTAGGCAAAGATAGAATTAAGATGGCCAATTTAGAACATCTTGCAACTATCTCACCAAATGATGCAATTGTACAGGCAAGACGATTGGCTCAATCAATTAAAGACAATCAGAATGCTTCCAATGCAAAACAAGCTAGAGCGCCTCTCGATCAAATAAAACCTACAAATTACGGCACAGAGGATAATCCTCTATCTGTTTCTGATTTTAGGAAAAAATACAGATTAGGATAAAAATTTCTCTGACCACTTTTATGGATGAAAGTAGGGAGAATAAACATGGCTGTTTATCCGCAAAATATTTTGCAACAAGTCCAAACTTATCAACGATCAGGTTTAGGAATATTACTTAACTTATGCTGTCATTTATCGACCGCAAATACAAAATTTAAAGATTTTGATCAAATTACGGCTTAAAAGTTAGGTCCGCCATAAAGAAATTTATGGTTGTAACTGGGTGAACTCATGGGAAGTCTCTAAAGAGATAATCATGATCCAAGCTCCGAAAGGAGAAGGTGCAACGACTAGACCGAAAGGTCGTACTCTCAAGTGAGAGGAAGTGCCCAGCCCCGAAAGGGTGAAGATATAGTCTGATCTGCTAGGTGACTAGTAGCTGCCAAAAAGGCGGGTTGAGAATAACGAACTCAATTGAACATAAATGAACTTAGGAAGCACGGTCACGTTTGACCTACCACCGAGATTTACTACTACTCAAGGTTTAGTTGCATCTTGGCAAGCTGCATCTCAACGCGTACAACAATTAGTTGCTGATCAATCAAATAACACCTCTTTCACTGTTACATCACAACAACGTATTTTTAACTTAGAAAAAGGTGAAGAAGATTATACCAAAGTATTTGGCCGATCTGCTATTGCAGAACTTGCTAACTTGGTTGAAGGTAACATTGCTAAAAATTGGGATTCTTCAGTTGTATCTCAAGTCGATGGAACAACTAATACCTTTTCAGGACCGTATCGCTTTTACGGAAACGGCAGTGATTCCATAAGTTCTTATCAGCAATTAGCTCAGATGGTTATGTTGTTCAAAAATTACGGCTCTGTTGCTACTGGTATGAAAGTTTATTTACCAGATACTATTATACCCAGTATAGTAGGAAATGGTCTAAATCAGTTCAGCCCTCAAAGAAATGACGATATTGCTATGAGCTGGAATGTTGGCAGTTTTGGTACACCTCCTGTTGAATATTACCAATCTAACTTAATGCCAATTCACGTTTCTGGTAATACTGGTGTTAATGCTCAGACCCTTACAATTGTCAGCACTAATGATCCAACTGGTCAAAATGTTACTCAATTGACAGTCTCTGGAGCATCTAATAGTGATTCTAATGCTATTAAATCTGGTGACTTATTTCAGTTTAAAGATGGAGTCTCTAACCAACCTAATATGCGTTATTTGACTTTCGTTGGCCATTATCAATCTGCAAATCCAGTTCAATTTAGAGCTGTTAATGATGCTGGTTCTAATGCTTCAGGTGTTGTTACATTTAGTATTACACCAGCACTTAATTGGGCAGGTGGAGCTAATCAAAACTTAAATAATCCTATTGCTGCGGGAATGCAATTATTGACCTTACCTTCTCATCGTGCAGGTGGCGTATTAGGTGATAATGGATTGTTTATTGCAATGCCTCAATTACCTGAACAAAGACCTTACGATACTGCAAATGAATATGATAAAGATACTGGTGCATCTATTCGTTTAACATATGGTTCTTTATTCGGACAAAACCAAACTGGTATGGTATATGATGAAGTTCATGGATCAGTTATTGTTCCTGAATATTCAATGCGTATTGTTATACCATTGTCTCAAGGATAAACTCGTCTCGGGCGAGCATACTCGCCCTTTTTTTAAACTTATTTAAAAGGATTTAAATATGTTCAGTAACTCTCAAATTCAGAACAATCCTGTTTATTCATTACCACATTTATATGTTTCTGGTATGAATATTTCTGCTGCATCAAATACTGTTATTGCAATTGCTCCAGGACAGGCTCGTGACATGAACAATGTTATTGATATGCCGGTTTCTTTCCAAAATTTACAAGGGAATATTGTTCCGCCTGTTTTGGATTTTGGATATCAACAACCATTATTTATTAATTCTGCTGTTAATGGTGCTAATGGTTTAGATCAAGGTTCTATTGCTGCAAGTTCTAATTATTTCGTATGGTTAATTGGAGATTCTCGCGGGTATAAACCAGTTGCAGGTCTATTAAGCTTATATAGCAATGCATTTCCTCTTTTACCTCTCGGATATGATTCTTTATTAAGATTAGGTTTTGTATCGACTGGCG